TAAACGCAAACGACGCACAGTTCGCATTAGCAGCCTAAACACTGCTTAGGGTTTCGGTAGGTTTCCTCGTAACAGAATAACCTACCACTAATTTTATTCACTGAGGAATTATATGAATGTATTACCATTGAAAGACAAAGTTCTTGTAGCAGAAAATAAAAAAGAAAATACTACTGCAAGTGGTATTGTTATTGAAGGTGCAGGTGGACTCGGTGAGTCAAAGACTGGAACTGTATTGGCAGTTGGTCCAGATGTTAAAGATGTTAAAGTTGGAGATGTGATTTATCTCGAATGGAACAAAGCACAGGTTGTCACAATTGATGGTGCACAACGAGTTATGATCAAAGAAGAAAACATTGTCGCAGTTGTAGATTAATGACAAGTTTAGTAGAACACTATAAAGAAATGCATAAAGATGAAAATCTATATGCAGGGTCTTCTACTCAAATTCACAAAGAGTTTATTCGTCAGTTCTTAATTGAATTTAAATGTAAAAGTATTTTAGATTATGGTTGTGGTAAAGGTATACAATACCACAAAGAGAAAATTCACGAAACGCATTTTTTAAATATTATGCCATCTCTTTATGATCCAGCAGTAGAACAATATTCTGTGTTACCTAAAGAAACATTTGATGCTGTTATTTGTACTGATGTTCTGGAACATATTGAAGAGGAAGATGTAGCAAATGTAATTAGTAAAATTTATTCTAAGGCAGATAAATTTGTTTATCTTGGAATATCAAATGAACCTGCGAGTTCTTATCTTCCAGATGGAAGAAATGCACATGTGACACAAAAGTCACTTGACTGGTGGATTGAGCAAACTTTACCATTCGCTAATAAGTTTACACTGATGTATGTTTATGGTAATCAGCGATATGGTAAAGCAATATTAAACGAGTACAGCATTAAAATGAAACGACAGAGATGAAAGCAGCAGTATTGTGCAATGGTCCAAGTAGAAATCTTTTTAATAATCCTAATGGGTATCATTATCTTATTGGCTGCAATTTTCCGTGGAGAAAAGTAGACTCTACAGTTGTATTAGATATACAGGTTGTTCAAAAGTGGTATAAAGAACAAACCTTAATAAATGTTCCTACATGGTTTAGTGAGAATGCGTGGCGAGAAACTAGATTTAAAGAGAGAAAATTTTTTGAACCATTTTTTCTTGGTTTAGTAAAACAACTACCAGAACACGATTCATGTGGACATGTTGCTTGCAGAAAAGTCATCGAATTAGGATATAATGAGATTGACATTTATGGTTGTGACTCTTGGTTTCAATATGATAACGAAAGTCATACTCATCAATGGGTAGATTCTAGATCGATAGATAAGAAGAAGCAAATTGATGCTTGGCGAAAACATTGGAATAATATCATCGCTAGTCATCCAGAAGTAAAAATAACTTTTATAGGAGATATAAAATGAAATCATTTGTAACAGCATTAATGTTAGCATTCGCAACTTTTGCAGTACAAGCTGCAGAACCAGCAAAGAAAGACGCTAAACCTGCAGAGCAAAATTGTGTAAAGAAAGACAAAGATGGTAAGTGTCCTCCAGCACCAAAGGGTGAGAAACCAACACCTAAGAAACCAGCTGAGAAGAAGTAGTCTTTCCTAAATAATTATACACAGAGGGTTGGAAGACCCCTTAAAAACTTCCATTACACACAACACACAAAAGGAGAAGTAAAATGTCAAACATGACTCCGTTCGAGATTCGCCTTGAACTTTTAAAAATGGCGAAAGACATGCTTACAGAGGATTACTATGGTAAGCGTGAAGTCATTAGCAACGAGTATTCATCTAGATGCGAAGTTGCTAGAATCCATGGTACAGAAGTTCCTGCACATCCAGGATTTCCAGCGTACCCTTCCGAAGCAGATATCATTGCCAAAGCAAATGCTTTAAATGGTTTTGTTTCACAAATCCCAAACACTATAGAAAAGACTAGCAAAAAGTCCACCTGATAGGGATCGGATAGGCGATGGTGTATTCATCGCCTATCTCTAACTGATTTAAGGAGATCAATATGCGTATACGATTATACACACTATTAATACTATTCATATTAAGTTTTGCAATCGCTGCATCAGCAGGGTTCACTAGTGAGAAAATTATTAATGTTGAGTTATCTCAACTAACAAAAGAAGCAAAACAACAAGTTCTTTGTCTTGCTGATAACATCTATCATGAAGCAGGTTATGAACCAGATAAAGGTAAACTTGCAGTTGCACTTGTGACGATGAACCGAGTGCAAGATCCACGATATCCAAAAGATATTTGCTCTGTAGTCAAACAAAAGGTAAACTATACATGTCAGTTTACTTGGTGGTGTGAAGACAAGATCACCAACAGAAGCAAAGAAGCGTATGAGAATTCCAAAGAGATTGCATTATTTGTATATGCAAACTATGATAAGATAAAAGATGTCACAAATGGTGCACTCTTTTATCACGCTGACTATGTCCGTCCAAATTGGAAAGGACTAGAAAAGACAACAGTAATTGGAAGACATATTTTTTACAAAGAGAAAGAGAAGTTATAAATGATGAACAAATTGAACATCCAATTACAACCTGAAGAGAGTTCAGCACACTCATTCTTTTTGTTAATGGAAGATATATCATTGAGTTCTGCTAAGCAAGTTGTTGAATGGATTTTCCAATGTAATTTTCAAGAGGAAAGACCAGACTTGCTTAATCTTATAATCACATCTCCAGGTGGTGATCTGAATGCAGCATTTGCCATTATTGATGCGATGAGAGGTTCTGCTGTTCCAATTCGTACGATTGGATTGGGACAGATTGCTTCTGCTGGTCTTATGATCTTTATCGCTGGAGAAAAGGGTTATCGTATTCTTACACCAAACACTTCTATTCTTTCCCATCAATATTCATGGGGTGCGTTTGGTAAAGAACACGAGTTATTTGCAACAGTAAAAGAGTTTGATTTAACCACAAAGAAGATGATTACTCATTATCGTAAGTGTACTGGTATGAGTGAGAAGAAGATTCGTGAAGTACTTCTTCCACCACAAGACATGTGGTTGAGTCCTCAAGAAGCAAAAGAAATGGGGTTATGCGATGCCGTTAAAGAATTATCTTAAGTATTCTGGTCTATGGGCAGGATTTGTTTTAAATCCTTACCATTGGGAATTTAAAATTAAAACTGGATCTGATGGTATTTTAGAAGATGATGTAGTTTTTGGTTTGTCGGTGCACTTTGGTCCAGTTTGGATTAGAGTGGTGATTGATGATGGTGCTTGGTAAATTAAAGGAGTTTATAATGAATGACCATGTTTTTACTATTTCTGTTTTGATTGCAATCGTTTCCATGATTTTCTCGGTAACATTCTATCAATACAGTGAATTGAAATCCGTTGAGAAAAATGTAGAGTCTGCAATCGTTAAGGGTATTGATCCGATTGCAGTTCGTTGTGCTTATGCCAATGAACGAGATAATGTGTGTGTTGCATACGCTGCATCTCACCAAGTGACTCCCGCAAAAACAGGTAAGTAAGCCCTTACTTACGAAAAGACCCCTCTAGGAGCAAGGCTTCTAGGGGGTTGTCTTTAATTCCAATTTAGCGTATAATAATCTTATTATATCGTTGAAATGGAGTCTTGATTATGAGTTTACTTACAGTTGGAAACCCAAAGTTGCTGAAGGGTGAGAAGAAAGGTTATCTATCTTCTGTTCTACACTTAGCACCTGCGAATCTTTCTGGTAAAGAAGTGTGTCCTAAACGAACTGCTGGTTGCACAGCTGCATGTTTGAATACTGCTGGTCGTGGTGGCATCTTCAAGAAAGGTGAATCCACTAATGTAATTCAACAAGCACGAATTCGTAAGACCAAATCATTCTTCGAAAATCGTCAAGCATTCCTCAACGAGTTAGTTGTTGAGATTATCAAAACAAAAACCAAAGCAGAAAAGCAAGGACTGATTCCAGTCTTTCGTCTGAATGGTACTTCAGATCTCTCATGGGAGAAGTATGAAGTTACAAATGGTAAGAACATTTTCCAAATGTTCCCTGATGTGCAGTTCTATGACTACACTAAGATTGTTGGTCGCAAAGTATCTCATATCAAAAACTATCACCTAACTTTCTCTAATGCCGATGGTAACATCAACGATGTATTGAAAGCAAAATCTTCTGGTATGAACATCGCTGTGGTATTCAAGAAAGAATTGCCAGAGAAATACTTGGGTTTACCAGTCATCAATGGTGACGAAACCGACTTGCGATTCTTGGATCCTAAAGGTGTGATTGTTGGCTTGAAAGCAAAAGGTAAAGCCAAAAAAGACACTTCTGGTTTTGTGGTTTAAACATTAGTCTATATCTACAGGTCGTTGCGACCTTTCGCTGAGTGGACTATAAAGAAAGAGCGATAAACAGATGCAGTCTATTTTTGCTGATTACAGACTATAAAGAAAAATCAGCACTAATTTATCACTTGTCTTGCAATTTTGTTTGGAGTATAATTATATTATGTTCGTTTATGTGAAAACTTCTTCAAAGAAGAAAAAGAAACCCACTATGAAGCAGAAACAGTTGCAAGCAGATTGGGAGAAACTGCTTAAGAAGTATGAGCCAAAGAAACCTGTGCCACAACGCAAGGATGATGGTTTGTCATACTCACTTGGAGTGCCTGCTCGTCGTGAGACGCCTAAGATTCCAAGTCTTCCATTTACTGGTGGTCCATGCACTAAGAAAGAACACCAGATGTATACAGGCACTGCCATGAAAGGTATTGGCACGATGCACAAGTCGAATGCAGTTCCAATTTTCTCTGACGAGCAAGCAATTGAGATTGCAACTATGAGGAGGGGATAATGAGTGAATTTTGTGTAAAGTGTTCTGAGCATGAGGGTAACATGGAGTTGTTGTTAAAACAGCACTATATGGAAACCCAATGTATGAAAGAAAGAATTAAAACACTAAAAGAAGAAAACGAAAGATTGCGAAACATGAACGATCGTTTAATCTTGGATGTTGCTTTTTATGGTGGTAATATTACAAACTTGTCTTGCAATAACAAATAAGGTATAATAATGAATAGGCTTGAGAAACAAAACGAACTCATTTTGCAAAAAATGAAATTAGATAAATTCTTCTCCATGTACTTGGAAAAGTTTGAAAGACAGATGGATTCAGATAAGACCGATACTCCCATCTGGAAACTCTATAAGGCAAAACTTAAAGAGTATGAGAAAGTTAGTTATGAAATTAAAGCCAATGAGTATTGGTTAAAGAAAGAGCAATATGTTTAAAACTGCAAACGAGTTTTCGATGCATATTGAACAGATAGTTCGTGAAACAAAGATGTCTTATATGGATGCTGTTCTTGAATACTGTAAAGAGAACTATCTAGAACCAGATGATGTCGCATCACTTATTAATAAATCTCTCAAAGATAAAATTGAAATGAATTTTCGTGAATTAAATTATTTACCCAAACAGGCACAGTTGGATGTGTGATGGATGGATTTAAAGCATATCGTTATTACCTAGCAATTAAACTTCACTTCACCACCGATAAATTTAATGTTTTCCAGAATCGTGGAAATGTTCGTGGTACTCGTGAGGCATTTAATGCTCGTAATGACAGATACATATTTGAGAAGTTAGCACAGAAATATTCAGAGGATAAGGATATTATTCAGTTCTTTGTTGCTAACTTTGCATATGGTAGTGAAACTGCAATCTATGCAGGACAAGAAGCAGAAGAAAATTATACAGAATGGATTCGTAGGAAACAGAGTATTACAAAGATTGTGATTGACGATCTAGCAAAACTTTTAACCTACATTGAAACACACAAACTAAAACACACCGCAATATTTGAGTTTACTGATAACGAATATCCTGTTGCACTTAACATGTTCGTTGGTGGTAAACTTGCAATTGAAACTCTAAGAATTATTGATGACTTTACAGGTATTATTGATAAATGGAAGGAAAACCTATCGGTAAAATATATCTGGGAAAACGAAATGCGTCGCATTACAAAGTTGACAGGATTTGTCAAATACGATAAACTAAAGGTTGAAAAGATCTTTAATCATTTCTTGGAAGAAATTGCAAATTAATATCATGGGTAAGACCTATAAGAAACAATCTCATCGTTATGATGACGATCAGTCCAGTGGGCGATCTGGAAAACATGCCAAACACGCTAATGGTAAAAAGAGTGGTGGTATGAAAACGCTAAATAGTTATGTTGAAGAAGATATTGACTTTGATGATGAAGACATCTTCGATGATGATATTGAAATGACTGATGATATCGATATTCAACATATACAAAACGATAATCCGTAATACATTTTATACAAAGGA